CCACCCGCCGTTGCCCAGATGCTTACCTTCTTGGGCTTTCAGCGAGTGTAGCGGATACGCCTCTCAAAATGCGAGCGATTGGTTTTTGCTGTGGCCTGCATTCTTTAGGTGATACTTATTTCAATTGGTGCCGAAAGAACGGGTGCGGTAAGTCTCCATTCGGTGGAATGTATTTTCGCAAGCGTGACCGCGATCGTGTGCTTGGAAGTATCCACAAACTTCTTTTTGGCCACGAAGATTCGTGGGGGATACGACTTCACAAAAAAGATTTGATGCAAGCTGGTCAGTTCCCTGAAAGTGAAGTCTTCGTCGAGCTTTGGGACATTTCAATAAATTATCCCGCTTGGCTGCACCCGTTTATAGACATCGTAACTGAGAAAGAAATGTCTGATGAAGACAAGCATGAGGGCGAAGTCCCAGCAATTGTCGCAGCTACCCGTGAAAGACAACGCAGCGAGTTGATGAAAGTCCCTGCGTTGATTGAAGAAATAGAAGACCGGCTAGAAGAAGGCGAGTATGTGGTTGTGTTTCTCCAGTACGTTGATACGATCAAAGCGGTGTTAAGTCGCATTAAGTGTGAGGCGGCTTTAATCACCGGAGGCTGGAGCGGGAAAAAGTCTCAGGTAGAAATGGAAAAATTTCAGTCTGGAAAAGTCCAGTTGTGCATATGCCAAACCGATGCCGGTAGCGAGTCTATCGATCTTCACGATATAGATGGGTCCCGGCCGAGGCATGTTATTATTTTTCCGACATATAAAAGTAACACTCTCATTCAAGTTATCGGCCGTACCGTCAGAAGCGGGGGAAAGTCTCCAGTCGTGCAACGGTTGGTTTATTCGAGTGGAGGCATTGAAGAAAAAATCGCAAAAGCTGTAGAAGGAAAGCTAGAGAACCTCTCGATGCTAATGGACGGTGACCTTACTGGCGGCAATTTGCTATAGCGAAAATAGTTGGAAAAAGTTATTTACCAAGCAGTCACTTTCAGTTATACTAAAAAAGTCATGAGCAATAAAAGTAAAAGCGCGGCACACGCTTCTGTGCTATCAGAACTAGCGGCTGCTTCAAGCGAAGTAGCAAAAGAGTTACTTACAGCGAAAAAGCTGTTTCGTAAATCACAACCCATGTCAACCACGTTCAGCATCTTGCGAACGATTCCCGAATTCTTGCATGTTTTTCCGGGTGAATACGAAAGCGAATTTGCTCGGTTCTATGTAGAAATCGAGAAAGTCGTAAGGGATGAAATTCTTAACGGCACCCATATTCACTCGCAATTAGAACACTTGCGTCTTAACATCGATGACTATGCCATGCTACTCGCAATTGCCGCGGCTGCTCGCTGCGAAGACCCAAAGCGTAAAGTTGGAGCCTGCGCTCTTGATTCTGAAAACCGAGTACTTGCTACTTCGTATAATGGCTTGCCACGCGGCTGGAATTTTCCCCTTTCATGGTGGGATGATGATAAAAACCGTCGGCAGTCAGTCATACATGCCGAGTCAAATCTTTGTTCACTTACGATTAGGGGAAAAGCCAAGACAGTAGCTGTCACGACTATGCCTTGTGGCCCCTGTGCCCGCGATCTTATTGCTCACGGGGTTACCCGAGTAGTCTACGGCGGCGCATACCCTACTGACCCGAGTGGCCAAGAAATTTTTGACCTTTACGGCGTAGAAACAATCTTCGTGTCCATGAAAGACATCGCTGCTCAATTCGCAAACTTCATTAAGACCTTTACTCATGAAAGCTAAGAAACTCGATCATTCCGCACGTAAACATTCCCGCATCTCTCCCTCTGGGCTGTACTCGCTAAAACTTTGCCCGGGGCACGAAGGAATCGAAGGCAGTAATTCAGCAGCTGACCGCGGGACTTTGCTTCACGAGATTATGGACGCCGGCAAGTTGCCCGCTGTAAAGCCTGATCTTCTTGATGATGATGACATGAAGATGGCTGCCCAGCTTCTGCTTGATTTAGAAGAAGACGCCAAAGCGAGCGAGTTCGAGCCTATCAAAGAACTCGAATTGAACTTCACTAGTCTCAATTTTCCTGGATTCGAGAAAGGACATCTCGACCGGCTGCTAATTCTCGAGGCAAACAAAGACGGGGATCCCGTGGATGTAGAGTTAACAGACTTTAAATTTGGCCGCGGTGAAGTCGAGAATCTTCGCGAAAACATCCAATTCCGTGCTTACGCTCTCGGCGTGTTTCTCGAATGGCCGTCGATAGAAAAGATCCGAGTTCGCATTAGGCAGCCGGCGCTTCACCTGAATGAAGTTTTTCCGCTTACTCGTGCGAAAGATTTTGAGATGATCAAAACCCAAGTGGGCGCGATCGTTAAACGCCGGATGAAGTTTCTTGAAGTGCATGATCAGGAAATGCTTAAGCCAGATCCAGGAAACTGCACTTATTGTAGCGCGCAGACAACCTGCCCGATATGGCAGCAGTTCATGGTCAAAATGGCTAATGACTCAAATTTGCTCGAAGTTCAAGTTGCCCCTATCACAGGATTAGAAGATCCTGAAACCGCAGACCCGGATGAAGTCCTGCGAGTCTATCGTTGGCTTAAGCCGATGGAAGAATTCTTGCGGAAATTCAAAAAATTCGCGCTCGCTGTTTACGACACTGGCCGTATGACAGACCAGTTCTCGCTGGTTGAGAAAGCGGGCTCGACTGAAATAGTAGACTTGCTGACTATTCGTGATTATCTCAAAAATGAATTCAAAGTCACTGAAGACGAATTCTTAAGCGCCTGCTCAATCAGCATGGAAAAGATTAAAGGCTTGATCAACGATAAAACTGCGAAAGACAAAGGCAAAGTTATTGCTGAGACAATCAAACATTTTTCTAACGAGGGCCTTATTCAATACGGCCAGCAGACTCGTTACTTACAGCTTTCCAGGAAGAAATAACTCTCCCCTGAAAAACACAACAACACAACAACCCAACATAACTAACATATGGCATTAAAAAAATTGTCACTCAAACGCATCGTCGACGAAGAACCCGAAATTGACGAGGCCCCGAAGAAAACTCTTCTGAAAAAGAAGATCGTAGAAGAAACGCCTGAGCTTCCTTTCGAAGAAGCTGAAGAAGAGGAAGCCCCGAAGAAAAAGGTGCTTCTAACAAAAAAAGCTGTCGTTGAGGAGGAAGCCGAAGAGGAGGAAGCCGAAGAGGAGGAAGCCGAGGAGGAAGCCCCGAAGAAAAAGGTTCTTCTCAAAAAGAAACTCGGTGGCGGCCCAGCTGCGGTCGAAGAAGTTGAAGAGGAGGAAGCTGAAGAAGAGGCAGCTCCTGCTCCCAAAAAGCTTCTGACAAAGAAAGCTGTCGTCGATGAAGAAGTCGAAGAAGCTGAAGAGGAAGCGCCGAAGAAAAAGGTGCTTGCTCGGAAAGGCTCTGCTGCTGACACTGATGACGCTCCAGCGGTGACTCGCGAGTTAGTAGCTTACGAGCCACAAAAATTCGGGACTATTGACGGCCCGGTGGATGAGCGAGACCTCATGCGCCCGCGGATCAACATGGTCCAAGCTAACAGCTCAGACCTCGAGGAGAAAGGTTTCTCCGTGGGACAAATCGTCCTCAACGGCGAGACGCTTATCTGGGAAAAGGGCTTTGACACGCTCAACGTTATTCTGCTCACCGGACGGAAAAAGTTCATCCAGAAACTTTCCGACGACGAGTATAAAGAAGGCATTACCCCGCTTATCTTCGACAGCGCCGAAAAAGCGGAAGAGGCTGGGTATTCTACACAATGGGAAGGCGATGAGCCCCCGACAGTGGATCCGGCCCTCTATTGCTTGTTCCTGTTGGAGCAGCCCGACTACATCGAGGACGACCCGATGTTCTCGCTTGAATACGGCCAACGCAAGTTTGCTCTCGCTGAGATGAAATTCTCTGGTGTGAACTATCGTGCTGCGACCGCGGGCAAGTGGCTCCTCACACAGACTCGCACCGGGCTGGCTCCCGACTCGCGGTTCTTCATGCTCGCTTTTCACGCAACTCGGGAGAAGCAGAAAAAGAGCGGCAATATCGTCACGACGGCTAACTTCAAGAACCTTGGCAAGCACAAGGACGAGAAGTTCACTGAGTGGGTCTTGTCCCTTGGCTAATGCAAACACTTTGGGTATTGCGTGCTTGCATGTCACGCGATAGCTCATGACCCGGGCTGGCAGGCCCCGGAAAACGCCTGCCACTAATTTCTATGTCTAAGATTGTTTATTCCAAAACGCCATATCCCACACACTGCAAAGTGCTTGTCCGTGACGTCCCTGTTGATGGGAAACTGACCAGCGCAGAGGGGCACATTTTCTCTTTCCCACTGTCGCTTTGGGATGCTCAAACAATCCCACTTCTTCCTTGGACTATCGTGCAAGTCAGTTATAGCTACGGAGACTGCCAGCCGATTATCTGGAGAATGGGGACAGAAGACCGGGACGTTGTCCTTGAGCTTGAAGGATACTCGGATGCCGGGACTGCGAGCATGCAAAATGAAGCTCGGAATTGCTGGAGTCAGCTAGTCGTAGGTGTCAAAAAACGCATCGAGTGGCTTAACTTAATCGGCGTTCACAAAGATTCACAAGCCCGGGCTTCGTCAGGAATTGACTGTTACCGAATTATGGTCCGAACCTTACAAGATGACTTTCTTGCCCGGGCTTTTGCACAAGGTTCTGCTGATGTCGCTTTTCAGATTGAGCGGCTTGTCAAAGAAGTCGGCCTTTCTAAAAACATTTCCGAGCATAATTCTAATGTATCTGCGGATGAATTTTTCTGGGGCGATCCGCTAATTCCCGCTTGGGCTGCCGGACGTTACGCAGAAGCCCTGAATAACAATTTCAAAACTGTGCAAGCAACCTTTTCAAAGCCAGAATGAAACCTTTCGCGGCTGTTGACTTTGAATCGACGTTTTTTCCAAAGCGGAAAATTGGTCTCAAAACGATGGGAGTTGATCAGTATCTTTTTCACGAAGAGACTGACATCTATCTTGCTTCGGTGCACACTGCTGAAGGCTCAGCCGTTTGCCACCCAGCAGAATTCGAGTGGGAACAGATATCCCATCTAGACTGGGTGTCTCATAACGCAGGGTTTGACCGGCGAGTTTGGAGGAGGCTATGTGCTGTCCGTCCAGAACTAAAGAAACTCACGCCTAAGAATTGGCATTGCACAGCCAACATGAGTTGTTGGTACGGAAATCCGCGCGATCTAAAAGGCGCAGTTTTAGCTTTCTTCAATGAAGATATCTCTAAAGATGCTCGAAAGAAAATGGAGAACAAGACTTATCTTGAACTGAGGAATGGCCCCGATTGGCCCGCAATCCTCGAGTATGCTGACCGAGATGCTTATTGGTGTTACCGGCTTTGGGAAGAAGGCGCAGACGGGTGGCCAGAACAAGAACACCGTATTAGCGAGTTGACGATGCAGCAAGTTATGCGCGGACTTCCGGTAGATGAAGAATATCTCGAATCAAGTATCAAGCGCTTAGACCGAGCTTGTTGGGAAGCTAAAAAGCATCTGCCTTGGGCTAATGGGACTAGTGAAGAAGCGGCTGTTTTATCACCTATCGCTCTCGCAGAAGAATGCCGAAAAATAGGCATTAAACCGCCAATTTCTATGGCTGAAGATGATGTAGCTTGCCAGCTTTGGGAAGAAGAGAATAGCCATATTTATTGGGTAAAGTTTATGCGGCGTTATAGGAAAGCTAATCTTCTTAAGACTAAGCTGACGGCCATGAAGAACCGCATATCTCCGGTTCACGGTAGAATTGATTTCTCGCAGAAGTATTGCGGAGCCCATACCAAGCGAGCCAGCGGTGACCAAGGGTTCAACGTTCAAGGCTTCCAGCGAGATGCTCTCGCGTGTGTGGATTTACTTCCCGGGCAAAGCGTAAAAGATCTCCCTAACAAAGACAAAGTTGATATGCGGCGAGTTATTCGCGCCAACGAAGGCCAGCTGATCGTAGCTGATCTTGCTCAGATTGAGCCCAGGACTTTAGCTTGGGTCGTCAATGACCGGGAAAAAATCAAGCTCATTAACCAAGGAATGTCAGTCTATCAAGTTCATGCTGTGCAAACGCTTGGGTGGACAGGCGGGACTTTGAAAAAAGAAGACCCAGACAAATATGCGTTATGTAAGATGCGTGTGTTAGGACTTTCTTATGGTTGCGGGCATGCTAAATTTGTCAACTACTGCTGGACTCAGTTTGGCCACATGATAACTCCGAGAGAAAGCAAGAAGCAGGTCAATGATTTTCGCCAAAAAGAAAAGTTGATCGTGAAATTCTGGAACAAGCTTGAAAACCAACTCGCTGACGCAGTAGGCGGAGACTTTGCTATCGATTTGCCAAGTTGGAATTCTGTAAACTATCGCAATGTCACAAAAGAGATGGGCAAGTTCCACAAGATGGAGACTACCGCTATTCTTGCTACAGGGAGAAAAAACCGGCTTTGGGGAAGTCTTATCTGCGAAAACGTCATTCAATCTATTTCACGTGATGCTTTTTATGAGAAACTTTTGGCTATTGAAGACGGCGGATTGAACACATTGTTTGCTGTGCACGATGAAGGCATCGTTGATGAAGTATCTGCTAAAGAATCGAAAGAAGCGCTGCAATTTGTCTATGAGATGATGCGGGCGCCCTGCGAGTGGATGCCAGGAATTGCTCTTGATACAGAAGCCTTTTTAACTCCATACTACAAGAAATAATTTATGCCTAGAAAAACACCCACAAAAGAACAGCTCCGACGGACTCCGTCTGAGGAAACTACCTTGCATGACATTTATGTCTGTGCCATTCTACCCGCGCTTATTGCGCATGCCGATACAAATCTGGACTCGCCAACTGCGATTATCCAAGGCGCTAGGCTCATGGCCGACGAGTGCTTGAAACAACGCAGCGACTTAGAGGAAGAATAGTATGCTTGACGATAAAACACCCTCAACTTTCCCAAAGTCACTTCCTGGGATTTACCCGCACTTCACTGTCTCAGCCCTGCCCATAGACACTGACACCCGGGAAGTTGCATTACTTTACCGAGGCGAAGGCGTCCGGTCGGCAAAAAACTGCTTAGCTATTCCTTCAGGACTTCTTGAGCACGGCGAGTCATTCTCAGCGGGCATTAAGCGAGAGCTCACAGAAGAGTTAAACTTACGAGACGAAGATACGGGAGAGCTTAGTTTTCAGACTATTTACCGCAATATGCCCGGAGATGGCTTTGACTGGGTTATCGGCATCTGGACTATCGAAGTTGATAATCTCCGCAAGCACGTAAAAAACATGGAACCGCACAAGCATGACTTTGTTGAGATTTTGCATTTCGATGACTTCCAAAGTTTGCTTAACGACCATGGAAGTTCCCGCTTGCGGGGTTACACTTGGGCTGGTGGCCTAAAAGAAGCTTTGTTGGAAACTTTCAAAAGTTGGTAGCATGCACCACCCAATTATCGTTATCGAGGGCCCAGACGCAACTGGTAAAACAACCTGGGCCGACACTTTCTGCGAGAAGTATCGTGGCAGAAAAATTCATCTCACGTTGCGAAAGCAAATGTGGGAGTACCAGATCGGCGCCATCGAGTTAGCTATCCGCTGGAGCCGCGAGTGCCCGGTAGTCATCGACCGGCATTGGGCAAGCGAGCAAATTTATGCCGGAGCTTATCGTGGCGCGAGTTATCTACAAGAAGAAGCTAAGTGGATGGCTAAAGCTCTTTCTGACATCGGCGTTTTTTACGTCGGAGCTCTTATGGGCGTTGAAAGAATGATTTGTGCCCACGCTGAAGAATCACGAAAGCGGGACGAAATGTATTTACCATCCCCAGAATATCGGCAAGTTGTGCTGGGTTTTTGGGACTGGTGGCATGGTACGAAATATGCAGACATCGACGCCGGCTACTGCCAGACATTCACTCCCATGTGCGAAAAGTATATGAGCGCTTACCGGTATGATCGGGACACTGACGGCGCGAGTGATGAACTTTTGCACATACATCTTGAGCAAGTTTATGCTTTGGCCGCGGCCCGCAGAAAATTTGTGATGGCCGAATCTGCTAGTCAAAGACTTTGCAACGAAACCCGCCGGTTTGCCGCTGAATGCGGCTACCGTTAACTTCAACTAACTTAATTTATGAACTACAACGTGCCCATATTCACAGCCAATGAAGCTTGGCTTAACACCATATCCGAAATTCTCAGTCACGGCTCCGAGTCAAGCCCGCGAGGCCTGCCTATCGTGGAGGTCATTAACCATACGGCTGTTATTGACATGAAGCATCCAGTAGTGCTTAATAAAGCCCGTGCGTTAAGCTACAAGTTCATGGCCGCTGAAGCTTGGTGGATCCAGTCTGGCCGTCGTGATGTAGCGAGCATCTCGAAATATTGCAAAAACATTGCTCGTTTTTCCGACGATGGCGAAGTTTTCTTTGGGGCCTACGGCCCTAAGATTATGGACCAGCTCGACTATGTCATCAGGTCTTTGATTCGGGATCGCGATTCACGCCAAGCGGTCTTGACTATCTGGCGGGACAATCCCCCGCTTAGCAAAGATATTCCGTGCACGGTGTCTATGCAATGGCTTATCCGGGACAATCTTCTCGTGTGCATTAGCAACATGCGGAGCAATGATATTTGGTTGGGATTCCCATACGACGTATTTAATTTTTCTATGTTAAGCTGGCATGTTCTTGTTGAACTAAAGCGCCGAAGCCCAGAGTTTTCTCGCGTTGAGCTTGGAGTACTTTGCGCGAATGCGGGAAGCCGACACTTTTACGTGAAAGATATTGAGAAAACTGAAGACTATACGCCAGCAGACTTGACAACTAACCTCGGGTTCGAGTTTTCTGCTGGGCACGAACTAAAACCAGGAGAATCTATCCGGACTCAACTGGCGGGCGTCATTGGTGAGTATGACATTTTCACGCCCTACGGATTTTTCGACGAATTTCAAAGAAAGTTATTAAACCCCACAGTTGATTAGTTTCCTCGGCCCACGAAACAAGATAAAACAACTTTTTACTATGCCGAGCTTAAATTTCCCATGCATTCCCAACTTGTCATCTTCAGAAATTTTTCTCGTAAGCCCATTCGACTTTAAACCGAAAGTTCCCAAGTTTAAGAACAAGCCGCTTTACAAAAAGTGGTTGGCCCAAGAATCTACGCTGCACTGCTTATACAGCGGGTTCACCGGGTTGATTCCCGGGCTTCGTACCCAAGCTCAAGCGAACCCCATTCATTCGATGCATGCTATCATAGCCGACTATGACTCTGAGATTTCTTTTGAAGACCTTGAAAGCATGATCAGCCGAGCAGAAGATTTAGCCCCGACTTACGCTCATGCAACTCCGTCGGGTGGAGCGCGTCTCGTGTGGCTATTAGACCGCTCAGTGCTTATCCCGTCAGCACCGGTATTGTTAAAACTTCTCAAGTCCATAGCGAAATTATTCGATCTTCGCGGGCTTCTCCCAGGCTTTGACTTACAAGACGCTTTTTGCAATCCGCACATATATTACGACGTCGGGCGCGATTGGCTTGAAATCGACAATGCGCTTCCTGTAAACCATACCCTAATAAACGGGCTAATGGCTAAGTGCTCTGAAAGCGTTAAATGGCCTGGTGAAGAAATCCCGCTCGAAGCTATCGAGAAAAAAATGCATGAGAGGTTTCCTGGCCGCTGGAACGGGCCTTTCGAGCTTGGCTCGAGGGGACTTCGATTTTGGGATCCGTTAGCAGATAACCCAACCGCGGCGATAGTCCGTCCGACTGGGATGCAGTGCTTTACTGGGCCTTTTGGCTTTGTTAGTTGGAGCAAGATTTTCGGTTCAGGCTTCACCGAGCAATACACCAGTAGCATGCTTGGAGAAGTCACTGAGAGTGTCTGGTATGATGGCAAGTTGTACTGGTACCAATCCAGTGACGAAAAATGGGAGCCGCGAGCTGAGAAAGAGATGATCCGAGCCTTAAAAGTTCAAAGCGAACTTTCTAGCGACCGAATTGATGACCATTCTTTCTCAGAGATTGAACAGGCTTTGCACGTGATAGACCAAAATCAGCGAGTAGCTGGGGCTGCCCCATTTATCTACATGCCGCCCGGAATGTTTGAGTACATGGGCAAGCGAGTGCTTAACACTGCTCGAGTCAGAGTCATCACGCCGATGAAAGGGATTAAAAGCTGGGGCGATAGATTCCCATGGATCAGCGATTTTTTCGAGGGTTTCTTGGACTCAGATGAGCAGCTCGAGTACATTATCAGCTGGCTGAAGCGGTTTTACTGCTCGGCGCTAGAAGGCCATCCAACACAGGGGCAAGCCGTCTTTATTGCCGGTGAACCTGGGCAGGGAAAAACTTTACTTTCCAACCGAATTATATCCGGGCTTGTTGGCGGCCATCAAGACGCAAGCAAATTTCTATTGGGTGAATCTAGCTTCAACAAAGAGTTGTTTCATCATGGCCTCTGGACTATTGACGATGCTACGCCCGGAGACAGCTCGTATGACCATAAGCGTTTTTCATCGCTATTAAAGAAAGTAACCGCGAACACTAGTTTTGAATATCACGCGAAATTTCAAGATTCTGTCATGGTAGAGTGGACAGGGCGAGTTGTTGTGACAGGCAATTTAGACGCCGAGTCACTCAGGATACTTCCTGACTTAGACAGCTCAATTCTTGATAAGATCATGCTCTTTCGAGCTGCTAACTTAAACAGAAAATTCCCAGAGCGGCAAGAACTCCAAACAATCATCCAGCAAGAACTTCCTTACTTTGCGGGATTTTTAGTAGACTTCGAGATTCCCAAAAAGTGTTTGAGCGACCAACAACGCTATGGGGTTAATAGTTACCACCACCCTGAGCTTAGTCATGCTGCCGGAGAAAGTACTGACGCGACAGTCCTTGGTGAAATCCTTGAAAGCTTCATGATCGAACGCAAACGGAATAACGAGTCCATCCCATGGGTTGGTACTGCTACGGCACTGATGCAAGAAATCTTGCTCGATGAAGTGCTGAAAAACATCGTTGGTCGGAATTCAGTCAAATGGCTCGGGATACAGCTCGGGAAGCTTGAAGCCCAGGGAAAAAAAGTCTCATCAAAACGCCTGTATGGCAAGAAAATTTATACTATCAATCTATGAAAATCATCCATGTATTAGGCCGCGGTCTTGAAGGCTGCGGAGTTTCACGCTACGCCTTAGAATTTCACAACTGGGCTAAATCAGCCGGCCATGAGTCTTACATGGTTGCCTTGGCCAAAAATTGGACTCTTGGCGGGCAGATGAAAAAGACAATTCCTGACTTGCTGAATGTCGGGGCTTTAGAGTTCGAGGAGTACATGCCCGACATACTCAAAGCTGACTTAATCATCACCCATTCATTCCCGCCAAAGAATTCCCCAGCTGAAGTTCTCGCCGCTTGGGATAAGTTTCTCGAAGCCCCGAGAGATGGCCTCGCAGTTCACACTTGCCATGACCATAACCCGATGAGCTGGGCAAGAAATCACGACTTCTTTCCTGGCATCTTAAAGCATGACGGGCTGATGGTCCATGCAGTTAACGGGAAGCTGCCAGTCCGAGTTTACGAGCTGCAGAAAGATTTCCCGGTTCTTCCGCTGGTCTTGGGAATGAAGTTTGGCGACCAAAGTGATTGGCTGCCAGTAAAACAGCAACAGCGGCGGATTTCTTACGTCGGTCGGTATGCCCATTTCAAAGACCCATCGAGAATGCTGCCCCTGCATGCCGCTTTAGGGCCTGGTAATGACATAGAAGTCACTATGTTTGGCATCGCGAGAGTAATTGAGTCAGCATGGCTTTTTCATCACCCCCAGTGTCGTCACATGGAAGTCTCGTTGGGAAAACGGGATTTTGCTCGCCATACCGACAAAGTGAGCCTTTACAGGCAGTATCCTCGCGAGGTTGGCCTAAAGTACTTGCGCGAAACAGCCGTCATGGCCGACTTCTACACGCTTCCGGTGTATGGGCTGTCCATGGAATATGCGATGTTCGAAGCCGTGGACTGCGGGAGCGTGCTATTGACTGAACGAGCTTATGCTCAGCAAGCCCCAGTATTCTTACACAAAGGCGTCGTAGCAGACTACATCAGCCCGCTAACGTTAAAAGCACTCGCCCGAGAAAAGCAGGACATGCAAGTCCGGGACAAAATACTCCCCACAAAAGTGACTACGAAAATCGATGCGGTCGGAACTGCTCGAATTCTTGACGTGATGAACTCGAATAGACAACGAGAAGAACTTCGGCAAGAAGCTTTCAGCTTCTGCAAGTCATTACACGATTCCAGCGTAGCCTTCCCGTGGACTTTAAAACAACTCATATGAAAAAACCCAAACCAACAGCTATAGCTTCTTACGTTTTCGCAGGCGGCTTCTCTATTGGAGTCTCTAAACACTTTGACGTCATTGCGCATCTCGAGCCGAGCCCTTACGGCACCGAAGTAGTCGAGCTGAACCAGCCCGATGTAGAGCTGTACATCGGCAAAGGAGAATGGCCGCTAAAAGACCTCGACAAGCATAAGATAGATCTTGTGTTTTGCAACCCGCCGTGCGCTTTGTGGAGTTCCATCGGTATGTTAGTCCAGAAAGGCGGCGGAGCTTGGGAGCAAGATCCTAGGAAAGCTTGTTGGCACGACTGCTTTAAAATTTTTGAAAAAGCTCTCCCGCGAGTTTTTGTGGTAGAAAGTGTTTGCAGAGCTTTTTCTCCTACGGGCGGGCAGACCCTCATGCTCGAGTTTGCTGAACGAGCTCATGAGATGGGCTACTATGTGACGTTTCTTTTCACCAACTCCGAGCAGTGCGGGATCGCCCAAAGTCGGAAGCGCTTTTTCTTCGTAGCTCATCGAGAGCCCATGGACTTTATTAGCGATAACACGCCGACGCTGAATGTGCGAGAAGCTTTAGATGGAATTATGCCAGACGAGTTTTACGAGATTCCGGAGTTTAGTCATATTCTTGACAAAGTCGGATACAGCCAGGGGCTGCGGGAAGTTTGGGAAGAGCATGTTCCTGAGTCTCAGCGAATTCGCAATAAGCAAGGCCATGTAAAAGGCAGGCCCATGTTTATGGTTCATCGCATTCACCCGGACAAGCCGCTTGGCGCTATGGCTGGGAATTATTACATTCATCATAGCGAGCCAAGGTTCCTGTCCGTCGCGGAGATGAAAGTTTTGGGCGGATACCCGGCAGACTTCGTTTTTCCTAAAATGTCTATTGGGAAAAAGATCACTTATCTTTGCCAAGCTGTCATGCCCGCAGTCAGCGAATGGCTTGCGCGGCAGATAAAAATTGGCTTAGATGGAAAGAAGAAGCTCACACAGCCCGTGTGCGACTACCGCATAGTAGATCTTAGAAAGCCACTTGCGTCTGTTGAAGAAGTTGTTTTGGGATAGCCTGAAAATTTTTGAAAATAATTGTGTACATATAACAAGCAGTTAGATAAATTCTAATCTGTCATGAGAAACATATCACAAAACGCAGTATTGGACCAGACACATTTGAGTTTGGTAGAATTAAACGAAACCGACCTTCGCGCTATCTGCCCCGCCATCTACGGCGATCGTGCAGATAGTCGCGTGTCCGACCGCTACACCTTTGCGAGCACCGCTGAAATCTTGCCCGTTCTTCGCGACCATGGTTTTGTGCCAACGAAAGTGCAAACCCGCAAACATGCCAACGAATTCTCGAAGCACTTAGTGGAATTGTACCATCAGCGAGATCTCGAAAAAATGCGCTTAGGCAAAGCTGCTGAGATTCCCCGCGTCATCCTCATCAACAGCCACGATCGCTCGAGCCGCTTGAGAATCATGGCTGGATTTTTCCGGTTGGTCTGCAGCAACGGGATGATTGTCTCGAGCGGGATGAACAACAGCCTTAACGTGATGCACATGAAACTTGACCAAGTTGGGATCCAAACTTTAGCGAGTGGTGTGACTGGGCTATTGAATACCGCAAGCGAACAAGTTGAGCTGTTTAAACAGCGGAAGCTTTCAAAGATCGAGCAGTCTGTTTTAGCAAACTACGCCGTCGAAGTTCGCTATCGTAACTATGCAACTCCGAAGATCGAAGCCAAGCAGATGTTGACTACCCGCCGCGACGAAGACAAAGCCGACGACCTCTGGAGTGTGTTCAACCGCGTCCAGGAGAACGTCGTTCGCGGCGGGCTGCCCATGCTAACTGGCCGCAAGAGTGGCGGGATCAAAAGTTTTGAGTTCGGGATCAACGCAAACCGCCGGCTATGGGCAGGAGCAGAAGCTATGAATTCTGGCGGAGTCAAAGCAGTTCAAGCCCTGCGTAAAACTGTCAACGCTCTTACTACTCACGAAGCATGAACAGTCTGCTTGAAACTTGTGAGGTTCTGCTGAAAATCGCAGGCAACTTTGGTCCGGTGATTATCGGGGCCGCTTTGCTGCTGGCCGTTTATATTACCTGGGAAGTGCATCGCCAATAAACTGGCCCATCGCAGCGTCGAGATTTTCCTCATGCTGCTTCCACGGAATCCCAAGCTCGGTTGCCAGAAGTCTTTCCAAGGCCATGGCAACCGAGTGTTCTTTCTGGTAAGGAGCTGACAGCTCGTCACCAGGCTCTAGACTTTCTGGATTTGCTTTGTCGAAGGTCGTGACGTCTTCTTCTGTAATATCACGAGCTTTGCATAGAACGGCTTCAATGAGTTCGTGGAACTGCACGAGCAAAGTAGACCTTGGGTCATCTGTGATGATAGACCGGACTAGAAGCGAGCCATCTTCTTCCCAATGCCAGTCGCCAGCAGTCGGGTAGGGCATTTGAGCTGCTTTGGCTAGTCGCAAACTGATTGTCGGGATTGGCTTCATTTAAAAGATTGCCAAGTCTAGCTTAGCCAATTTTTCAATTTCTTCTTCAGCTTCGTCAAGGGCATTGTCAGGAATTTCGATATAGTAACCCGTAACTTCTTTCGCAACCGCTTTTGCTTCTTCCACAGCTTCTTCCATGGTGTTGCCAAGGCCAATGACTGCCCCGATTTCAGGGAGGCCGACGCTTTGAGGGATAACATAGTAGCGACCATCGATTTTTGTAGCGTTGCGAAGTTTGATGCGGTTTCTGAGTTTTTCAGGGAAATCAATCGGCTGCCAGTTTTGGTCGGCCCAAGACGAGTGAATCAGAATCTCTGCCCCGAATTTCTTTTCCGCGATTGGATCCACAACAATACCATTCGCGCCCTTCCAGATGACGTCGGCCAGGTTCGAGTAAATCTCTTGGTAGACTTCATTTGGTGGAGAAGGAGCACGTGCACAAAAATCAATCATGAAGGGCTCGTGGTCTTCGCCGATTCGGACTTCGCTGGAGAAGAATCCCCGGTAGCCGTAATTTTTCAAGATTGGCTTGATTGCTTCGTTGAAACGGGTGAGCGGCTCAGGGATTTTCTTGTAGTCAGTAAAGCAGCCAATGAAGCCTTTGTCTTTGACTTCAATGCCTGAGAAAAGCTTGCCTGGATATTGGCCGTCAATCGTCCAGCAATCTGTGCCATATTCGACTCGATCTTTGAGGGCTCCTTCGACAATGAATTCCACAATGGACTTGAAGGCCCCCAAGTTGTATTCAACTTCGTCAAGTTTGGGTTCAACCATCCTATAGTTGGGCGCGTGAAAAGTCTCGAAGGTCCCACGCCATTTGTTGATTTTGACATACTGGTCTTCGTTAGATTTGAGATAGCGGCGAAGTGCAGCTGTGCCTTTGACCACTTGATAAGGGCCGACGGGCAAATCGAGTTCTGTCAACAGTTCCTTCATGCCTTCACGGGAAAGCTCCAGCTCTTCGCCCATTCTTCCGCCCCAGACTGTCTTGCCTAAGCTGACCAGATGCTTTTGGTCATGGCCAAAGTAAACGTCAGGAAAAACAAAAACGTCGATGTCGTCAAAGACATTTTCATCATAGATAGACTCTACTACTTCAAGCTCGTCAAAACCGTGCCCGATCATCCCATTGTTCATCTTCGGAAAAGCCGAAATCCAGGGGACGTGGTAATAAACCTTTTTGTAGTCCTTGGCTAAGCGAAGGGCAAGATCGATAAAGAGGCCATTGTCAATGACCATGGCTGTGACTTGAGCAGTGTCTTTCATTTATTTTGTTTTTGTGTGAGTGAAGCTGCAGAAAGGCCTCTAGAAGCTTTTTTCTGATCCTGGACGGGTAAACTAACTCCGGACAAGCCAGAGGGCTTTCTAGGCTGTTCTATAGCTGGAGAAGTAGCTGATTTTAAACTAGTTTCTGGCTGACTCTCTGGCTTGAAAGGCATAAAGTGCGGGCCAAGATCTTGCGGAGACACCCGGTGGGGAGTATCGAAAACTTTTTTGGTGCTGTGGTACCAAGTTCTTGCATTTATGTCCTTGGCTACATTTTCGTCTGTCATCGCCGAATAGTCAGGAATCTGAGCATGGCCCGCAGTAAATTCTGAGGCGCCGGGCAAGTATTTCATTCTTGCATCACTCGTCGGTCTCTTATTGTCCTCGCTCTTGAACTGATCTGGCGAGAAGATTGCGGCATCCCCACTAAACGGGTCATATATCCCATCATAGCCTTGGAACTTCAATCTCGCATCAAGAGCAGCTGAAGTCTCTTTCCATCTCTTTGGTCCGACTTTGTTTGCTTTGCCAATTGCCTCCCACATTGCTGCAGCGTATGATCGCCCATCATAGGGATTCTCCATTCTTATGAATCCAGAGTAGATATTCTTTTCGCTGCCAGATCCTGCCAGGACTTTTGCCTTGTCTCTGCTTGCAAAATAAATCTTGTTTGGTCCAGACCCACGATTTAATTCAGCACCGCCATCGTCTGCTCCGAATTTCGGATCAAGAGACTCTACCTCTGGCGCATTTATTTTTGAAACATGTTGGAAAATTATTGGCGAGCCTGTCTCATCAACTAGCTTGCTCGCTCCAAACCACTTTTTCCATTCGTCTGTCATTCCTTTTGCAGACAGATCCACTTCAGTCTCTCTGTCCTGGATGAGAGGAATTCCTTGTGAATCTGCAGTCTCACGCGCCAGAGCTTCTCCTGTCTTTATTGGGTCCTTTGATGAGTTCTTTCCTTTTGGGAATTTCGGAAATTCTGTCTCTCCTTGTGGCATATACCGCGCCTGACCAATAAAGTCTGTATTCTTGGAATGAATTTTGCTGTCAGGGACGTGTGGAGCGTGCACTGTTCCATTGTCGGCATAGATATCCCCACTCGTCTGGAGTTGCGGCAAGGAAATCTCTTTTGCATTGTCGGCATAGATATCCCCACTCGTCTGGAGTTGCGGCAAGGAAATCTCTTTTGCATTGCTGGCATAGATAACCCCACTTTTTTTAAGATTTGGCAAGGAAAGATTTTCTGCACTGTCGGCATAGATATCCCCACTCGTCTGAAGTTGCGGAAATGAAATCTCTTTTGCATTGCTGGCATAGATAACCCCACTTTTTTTAAGATTTGGCAAGGAAAGATTTTCTGCACTGTCGGCCCTGATAACCCCACTCGTCTGAAGTTGCGGAAATGAAAGATTTTCTGCACTGTCGGCATAGATATCCCCACTTTTTTTAAGATTTGGCAAGGAAAGATTTTCTGCATTTCTGGCATAGATATCCCCACTCGTCTGAAGTTGCGGAAATGAAATCTCTTTTGCATTGCTGGCATTGATAACCCCACTCGTCTGGAGTTGCGGCAAGGAAATCTCTTTTGCATTGCTGGCATTGATAACCCCACTCGTCTGAAGTTGCGGAAATGAAAGATTTTCTGCACTGTCGGCATAGATATCCCCACTCGTCTGGAGTTGCGGCAAGGAAATCTCTTTTGCACTGTCGGCCCTGATATCCCCACTTTTTTTAAGATTTGGCAAGGAAAGCTCGCCTATGATAGTGCTAGCATGTATCGTTCCCTTAACCTCTGTTATGTGTACCAAAGAAGGAAGATCTTCCTTCTTTATTTCTATTGAGCACAGAGCAACCGTTCCGTTGAAAAGTTTTTCTTTTCTAATTTTAGCCTTCTCAAGAATTTGGGCGTATTCCTTCTCAAAACTTTCTTGTCCATATCCGCCAGCTTTTGGTTTTTGAGGAATGTATTTCCCATCTTGTTTGAAAAAGACAAGAGCATGATCTGGCACAATTCCAGTGGCTTTTATTTCAAGTGCAGCTTTTCGGAAATTTTGGTCATGCAAATAATCTCCTCCACCAGTTGGGCCTTGTCCAGACAGCAGGAAGCTCTCTGCTTCAGAGTGCAATTCAGGAGACTCCAATATCTGACCTTTGCCTCGTCCTCTTATCTCTGCTACTTTTCCCTCATTAGTTCGAATGGCAATCTTGGGATTTCCATCTTTAAAGAACACATAGAAGTCACCATCAGACAAGTGGCTCTGGGCAGTCCCTACTGATCCTCCAGTGCACCAATTGGTGGATGCCAGGTCATTATTGAGTTCCTCGGCAGCAGAACGGTCTTCTGTCTGATTGTATTTCTTCCAGCCATTCTTTCCAGATTCTACCTGAGCAGCTGAAGCAATACCATCAAACACACCTTTGACAAAAGCATCATCCGAGGACATCCCTTGGCGCATGTACTCAGCGATCTTTGAGGCAGTGGCTCCGGATATTTCATTTGGCACAGCTTCGTTCCCGTTGGTTATTTTCTGAACGAATGGAACTAAATTTTCGTCTGCATCTTTCGTGGAATTGACCCGTTGCTTTCTTGCTGCTGTGATTATCTGAGCAACTTCTGCAGGAGAATATCCTTCATTCCCAAGAAGATAGTTTGCTGTCTCTGCCAAAGAATTTGCCCTTTCTTCGGTTATTTTGTTTACAGCTGACTGGTTGAATTTTGCGTCAAATTCTCTCTGCGACATTCTCCGAAGAGCTGCCCAGTCTGGAGGAAATTCTGCGGCAACTTCTAATGGCGCATCCCGGACTACTCGCTGATAGTAAGATTTAATTTTTTCAGGATCTGGCTTTGGGAAAACTTCTGCATATCCTTTTTCTTTCTGGTCTTTGAGGTGCTGTTGGATAAATGCGTCCAAAGCGATCATTGTCTTTGGCTTGTCGGGAAGACCAGAATTTTCAAGCTCTCGATTCCAGAATTCCAAGTGCTGCTTGCTGCCTTTTTCGCGAATCTCGGCAGATGGCAAGTACCGCGCCTGTCCGACTGAGGCCACAGACTTGGCCATTTCTGGGGTGATGTCGAAACGCCAGATTGGCATCCCATTTTCTTCTTTGTCATAGGACTCCTTCAGAGCTGCACTGGCTTCATCTGGCGACATTCTGCTTGTGTCCTTGTCGCTACTTCCAGGAT